CATATTTTTTCTTAAATTCTTCATTTCGCTGCATTGTCTCCCAATCTGGGATGACAATATCAAAAAAGCACCTGCACCATGGATGCATTGGCGGAAAATTCGTCCCAGGTGTTCGCTCTCGAATGGAAAACGTCTGTCCATGCAGGGCTTTGCAGACTGTGCAGGCGTTGCCGTCCTGCGTGCAAACGAACTGATATTCCGTGAAATCCGGATCATGTTCAAACGGCAGCATGGCAGCTTCACAGGAAAGATAAGTATCTTCTGTATAAACCAGCCGTTCCGCCTGCTTCTTTGAAACATTGGTGAACTTTTCTCGCAGGTGTGCAGCAAGCGTGTGGTAATCTTCGCCCCGAATGATACCGCTGACAATTTCTGTTTGCAAGGTGCGTGCAAGTTTCTGCCGATTGCTCCAAATCCGTTCGGAGAAATTGCCGCCCTCACACCAATTGTTTCCGACCGCCGCTTGAATGATGTCACTATCTATGCGGTAAAACGATTCTCCGAAGCCCAGCTGTTCCGCAGCAAAGTTGGCGGCACGGGCTGCCTGTTCCCGAAAGAAAGCATCCAGTTGGCTTTGTTCCACTGCTCCGATGTTCAGCTGTTGCAACAAGACAGACGTTTGCAGCCCCTCTAAGCGGTTCAGCTTGTAAATGCTTTCCCGTACAGGCAGCAAGTACGCATATTCCGGATACTGCTGTGCAAAGGTGTCATAATCCTGTAAAAGCAGTTGGATGTCTGCTTCTGGCAGCGTTTGCAATAGCTGCCGATAGGCAAGCACATTGCTTTCCCCGTATTGGGCATAGTAAGCAGCAATTTGCTGTTCCAGCCGTGCAGATTCTCGTTCGTAATAGGTCGCCAGCTTTGCAAATAGCCGCTTTTCGTCCTTTGCAAGGGACGTTTGCAGCTGCTGCTTTCGCTTATTCCAATACGCCGGATTCTTCATTGCTGGTTTCCCGTTCGCTGCGGAGCGTGTCAACTGGCTCTGCCCCGTTTTCCGCATCGATCTTTCGCAGTTCTGTCTGTGGGTCATCCACCGCAGAAATGACAGAAAGCTGTGTTTCCTTGGATGTAATCCCTGCCATCTGTGCAGCGGTCTGGGCTTCCTCCAGCAGGTTCTTCGGAGCGTTTTGCGTAAAGCGGTAAGTAATTTGCATCCAGTCGTCAGCCGCCAGTTTGCTGGATGGATGGGCGGCAATCAGTCGCCAACGCTGATTCATGGCACTGGCAAACTTTCGGCTTTTTGCAGCTGCTTGGTTCTTCATTGGCTGCAATTTATACGCCAACGCCGTGCCGGAACTGCTGCCAAAGGATTCATCTGAAATATTTGCAACCATGGACTGTGCAAAAATATGGTCTTCCAGCCGGTTCAGCAAGTTTTCCTGCGTGGCGTCCGCGGCAGGCTTTTGCAGGAATTCGACCCGAATGGCGTTTATATCATCTGCATCCATCGGTGGCACATGAATCACACGGTCGCTGCGAATGGTATGCAGATTTTCTTCGTCCACCTGCCGTCCGCCCCCCGCATCTGAGAACGGAATTTCTTCCGTTTGGCTGTAAACGCTGCCAATCAGGGTGTTATCTGTTGTCCGGTAGTATCGCACCCCGTACAAAGGTTTTCTTGCAACGGAATCATCATAGACAACAAAGCATTCCAGCGGGGAAAGATAGGTTGTGCAAATGTGGGCGGTTTCGTCTGTGTAAAGCAATTCAAACCCGTTCCCGTAAATGCTGCAATATTTTGCAAGTTCGTAGTTACAGATTATTCAAAAAAATTGGAAAAACCGACAAAACAGGAACGCAAAATTTGTGCAAGATAACGGTTGACTTTTTGTCAGACATTTATTATAATAGAATTAGTGGCAGACAAAAAAGAGAGGTGATTTTGTGAGCCCACGCCTTGGCAGACCCAAAAGCGATAATCCCAAAGATACCCGTATTACAATCAGATTGGATAAAGAGGATTGCAAAATTTTAGAGCTTTATTGCGAGCAAGAGCAAGTCGATAAAGCAAAAGCAATCCGCACAGGGATTAAAAAGCTAAAGGCTGACCTAAAAAAATAAGGCTGTAAGTGCCCCGTCTACCAAACAGCCGCACTTACAACCCAACGCAACGCCAAAACGCTACTAAATCTATGATAGCAGACGATGCGGCAAAAGTCAAGGGGTGAGAACATGAAACCAGAATTAGAAGCCCTGTATGAGGGACTATGCAGGCGAGAGCCGGACTTGTTTGAGCCGAAATCGCTGCACAAGCAAATAGATGCAATCGCTCCAGCTGTCAATTCGGAAACGCTGGAAGCCCTGTTGCAGCTGTGCGAGGACTGGCAGAAAAACGCCTTTGCGGTGGGCTTTATGGCAGCAGTTCGGCTGCTGACGAAATAAAAACCGCTTGTCGCCCCTCTTTGCGGAGGGGTGTGGATTGAAATATCAGGTGGGCTGCAAGCTTGGCTTCCGCCTCACGTCGCCTCCTGCGTGGGGGCGTGGATTGAAACAAGTCTGCGTTTGTCAATGAAAGGCAAAGTACTACAAGAGTGCTGTGCATTCGCACTCTTGTTACTTTGTCATTGACCTGTCAGCTATCAAACAATATATATATATACACTGTTTGACAGCAGTTTTGACACTTTACTTTTTTCTGCAAATATTTCCGTTTTCGATTTGAAACGCCGCATTTTCTTTCACACGGTTTTTTACCGTATTATAGGATACGCCCAAATACTCCGCCATGTTTTGAACCGTCACCGTTCCGTCCATGTTGCAAGCGTTGAACGCATTTTCAAAAGCCGCCTTCTTATCGGCTTTCTGTGCGGCATAGGTTTCCTTTGTCTTTTTGCCCCGTTTCTTGTTTCCGCGTTGATACGACATCAAGTCCACTTCCATCTGCAAATCTTTCAGCACGCCAATGGTATCTTCCACGTGCACCGGATACCGAAACTACAGATTCTTCGGCTCGAACTTCGGGAACTCTCGCAGCGTACCATCCAGCCACCACGCCGTCCGCTGTCGCACTGTCCGTTTGATGGTTTCTATCTCGCTGAGAAACGCTTCATAGACGGCTGGCGGCAGATTGTCCTGACACAGCTTCAGGGCTTCTACATGGCTCAGCAGGGCATCCGGCGAGGCATCCGCCAACACTGCCGGAGCATGCCGCCGCAGCTGCTCCACGCATGCATCACAGATTGCCGTGTTGGTTTCCTGCTTGCGGATGTCCTCGGACAGTTTCAGTTCTGTCAGGTCAAGCAGGGCATCGGGGTCACGGGCAAACACCCCTGAACCGGATGCTCTATCCATGCTGCGTTTGCCGCCCTGAGCCCCCTTGCTGTGGTGGTGGCAATAAATCACCGCACAGCCCAACTGCGTGCACACCTTGTCAAACTGGTTGCAGAAATGTGCCATCTGGTCAGCACTGTTTTCATCGCCCGTGATGACCTTGTAAATCGGGTCGATGATGACAGCAATGTACTGTTTTTTCTTGGCTCGCCGAATCAGTTTCGGGGCAAGCCTGTCCATCGGCTCGGTCACACCACGCAGATTCCAGATGTCAATGCTCTGGAGATTCGCCGCCGGCAGTTCCATTGCCTGATACACATCCCGAAACCGATGCAGGCAGCTGGCTCTGTCCAATTCCAGATTGACATACAGCACACGCCCCTTTGCACATTGCCAGCCCAGCCACTGCCTGCCATCAGCGATGGCGATGGACAGTTCAATGAGGGCGTAGGATTTGCCGGCTTTGGAAGGTCCTGCAATCAGCATTTTGTGTCCCTGCCGCAGCACGTTTTCAATGAGCGGCGGCGATAGTTCCGGCATGTGTTCCCACGCTTCCGCCATGTTTTCAAACTCTGGCAGGTCATCGGTGACACTGTCGATGTAGTCCTTCCACTCTGCCCACGAACCCAGCCCGATGTTGGTTGCAACTAAGAATTGCTTCTTTCCGTTTCGCATCACGCCCGGCATTCTGGATAGACGGGACGGGTTGCGGTTCTGACGGTCGACTTTCAGCCCGTTTTTGTCGCAAACGTCATAGAGGAAATCCACTCGCTTCCGGTATTCTTCGTAGCTGGGAGCATCCACTCGCACAATGGCGTGTAGGCTCTTGCCACCGCTGTAAACCAAGCAGGCAATGGGCAGCTGCATTTCATGTAAAATCCTGTTCTGCCGTTCGATGTCCAGCACATCGGATTCTACCAACGCAAACCGATATTCCGTGACATTTTCGTTCTTGCCGCCCTTGCCATCCAACGGGTTGAAGCGAATCCATGCCCCGGCTGCTTCCATGTAGTCCCCGAACACTGCCCCGATGTCCTCGCCGCACTGGCTCAGAGCCTCCAGCAGCTGCCCAGCGGTGCGGTCGCAGCAACCGGAGGTTGGCATATACTTGCCGTCTTTGTTCTGCCATGTTTCTGTGACATAGCCCACGAAATCTTCTGCTTCAAACAGCGTTTCGATGTAGTGGGAAAGCTCCTGTGCCGGATTCCATGCGTTCGGTTCGGGGATGGGGATGTCCTGTGCTTCTTTTCGGCTGGTAACCACATAATCTTCCCCAATGGTGTCATCCCAGTTCAAGGCATGAGATTCTTTTTTGGAATACTGGGGGCGGTAGCCGTTTTCCAGTGCCAGATGCACAATCGTTCCGGCAGTGACGGGATGTTCGCAGCCTGCAAAGGTTCGCCATTTCTTTTCGCATTCGCCCTTGTGATAACGTGCAGCATCTCGCTGTGACCAGACATCCCAAAGCGAACAGTCATAGCCGGCATCTTTCAATGCCATGCCCACGCCGCACCATTCCTGATAGGTTAAGGATGCAGGGTCGATGTAGTCCAGCAGTTCATCCAGATTGTTGTTTTTGTAGGTGTCCAAAAAATCATCCTTTCTGTTGACAAAATCGTAAGTTCATGCTATACTGAAACCAAAAAAAGCACGCCATTTTACATGGAAACGGAGGTCATATGTATGAGTACCAAAGAAGCTGCAATGGAAATTCTGAACTGCATGACGGAACAGCAGTTGCAGGAATTTGTAAATCTGTTCCGCAGCATTATGGAGATTCCGAATGAAGAAACACGGGCGGTGTTGGAGGACGTAAAGCAGGGAAAGAATCTGGTCGGGTCGTTTTCTTCCGTGAAAGAACTGATGGAGGACTTGGATGCTGAAGATTGAATACCATAAGTCTTTTAAAAAAGATTACAAACGGATCAAAAAGCAAGGATACAGCATTGCAAAGCTGGAAACGGTGATTTCTCTGCTGGCAGAAGAACAGCAGCTGTCAGAATCTTATCGGGATCATGCCTTAAAAGGAAATTATGATGGGTTTCGAGAATGCCATATCCAGCCGGACTGGCTGCTGATCTATCGCATTGAAAAAGACCGGCTGGTCTTGATCCTTTCTCGCACGGGCAGCCACAGTGAACTTTTTGACAAATAACAGACAGGCAGGCAGACTGCATCAGGCGGTCTGTCTTTTTTATTTTTCCGGCACATACTCCGCCGCTGAGATCGTCCTCGGGACACGCCAGCCATTTGCAGCGATGCGGTTAATCAGATTTTTTGCCGCATCGAATTTCCAGCCGCCGACGTGCTGAAACCCGTACTTTTCCAAGCAGCGAATTTGTTTTGGCGTTGCCAGTCCGCTTTGCTGCCGCTGAGCCACCGCACGCAGAATCTGTTCTGCTTTTCCGGCACTCTCTACGGCATCGGGATTGATGCCCCGTTTTTCCAGGCCTTTTTTCTGCTGGGCGGTCGGGGGGTTGGATTCCCACCCGAACGCCGGAACATAGCCAGACAAATCCTGCGACTGAATCGACAGTTCATATTGCAACGGGTCGACCAGCTTCGATTTTCGTTTTTTCATCGCTTCCAGCTTTTCGGCAAGTTTCGCTTCTCGGTCTGCGACTACGTCTTCGGATGCCCGATTCTCTGCTGCTTCGATGTCGATCGGGATGCCGACTTGCTCTTCCAGCTGCTGGGTCATCTTCTGCTGCACTTCTTCGTCCTCGCAAATCAGGCACGCCGGACGGCAGAGTTCATGCTTTTCGGTATTCCACAAAAAATCCAACAAGAGTAAGTGGTCTTTGCCCTCTGCCAACCGTGTGCCACGCCCGACCATCTGACAATACAGAGCACGCACTTTGGTTGACCGCAGCACGACCACGCAATCCACCTCCGGACAGTCCCAGCCCTCTGTGAGCAGCATGCTGTTGCAGAGCACGTTGTACTTGCCATCCGCAAAGTCTTGCAAGATTTGTTCTCGGTCATCGGATTCGCCGTTGACCTCTGCCGCACGGAATCCGTGCTGACAGAGGAAATCACGGAACTTTTGAGAGGTTTTGACCAGCGGCAGGAATACCACGGTTTTGCGGTCGGCACAGTGTTTTGCCATTTCGGCAGCGATCTGATCGAGATAGGGGTCTAACGCTGTGGCGATGTCCCCCGGTTTGTAATCGCCGGCAGTTGTTCCGACCTGTGTAAAGTCAATCTGAATCGGGACGGTCAATGCCCGAATCGGGGTTAAGTATCCCTCGTGGATTGCCTGCGGCAGGGTGTATTCATACGCCAAGCTATCGAACACCTTGCCCAGATTTTGCTTGTCGCCACGGTCTGGCGTTGCCGTTACGCCCAGCACACGAGCACCGGAGAAATGATGCAAAATTGCCTGATAGCTGTCCGAAATGGCGTGGTGTGCTTCGTCAATGATAATGGTCTGGAAATAATCTGTGGGGAACTGAGCAAGGCGTTTCTGCCGCATCAGGGTTTGCACGCTGCCCACAGTGACCCGATACCATTGCCCCAGACAAGTTTGTTCTGACTTTTCTACGGCACATTTCAAGCCGCTGGTGCGTTCCAGCTTGTCCGCTGCCTGTTGCAGCAACTCGCCCCGATGTGCCAATATCAACACCCGATTGCCGCTGCGAACTTCATCTTCGGTGATTTTTGCAAAGACGATGGTTTTGCCGCAGCCGGTGGGCAGAACCAGCAGCGTGCGGTTTCTGCCCTCGTCCCACTCCCGATGCACGGCGGTGCGTGCCGCCTGCTGATAGGGTCGCATCTGCATCTTGTATCACTCCTTAAAACTGACCTTTGTTCCAGCCGCCCTGCGGTGACTGCCACGGCTGCGTGTTGTTCGGCTGCGGTGCGGTGTAGGTCTGCTGTGGGGCACTCTGAGCAAGCTGCGGCTGGTCATAGGAGGGATACCACTTTTCAATCTGGTTTGCCTGTCCAACGCCGCCATCTTTTTTGTCATAATTGCGGATTTTCACGTGACAAATGCCGCTTTTTCCGTTGACTTCCTGCCAGTTCATCCGTGCAGCCTGTCCCTTTTGCTTCATGCCGATGCTGGCGAAAAATTCCGACAGCTTCCATTCCATCTTTGTGTGCAGGAACAAGTTTTCCTGCAAGAGCACGCTGCTGCCGTCAGGGCTGAATACACGAAAGTGGAGAATTGCCTTGTTGCAAGGCGGAATTTTGTCAGAGCCGTTGTGTCTGGCACGGTCGAACTTCTCCACGGTGAAGCGATAATCGCCCTCCGGCAGCAAAATGAAGCTGCTTTCCTGCTGGATTTCATCCTCCCAGCCCAATTCGTGACCCTGTGCAGTTGTGTTATAGTTTTCCATGAAAAATACCTACCTTTCTAAATTTACCTTGATTGGTTTTGTTTGCTTGCATTAAAACGGGACGTTTCGGTTCTGCTGAATCAGGTCGAAGATGTTCTTCCACCACGGAATGCACCAGCCCTCTACGAAATCCTGCGGATACTGATTGACGGGCATATCTTCCGGAAAATATCCCTTTTCCCCAACAACCTGTTGCAGTTCTTCAGGGGAAACGTGATTTGCTTCCATCAGCTGTGCAAGCTGCGGAAAGATGCCGTCCAACGAATCCGGCGTTGTAACAATCGGCGTTGCAGTTGCAAAATCCTGTTCGGTCGGCAGTCCGGCAGCCTGTGCCTGTTCCACAAGCTGTTGTGCTTTGGATACCGGTGCAGTGGCAGGGGTAGTAGTAGCAAAGAGGGAAGCAATCGAAGCGTATTCCAGCGGCAGCATTTCGGGCAGCCCGAACCGATTCTTTGCATCCCACCATGCGGACTTTGTGGTATACATGACCCGATTGCAGGCGGTTGCCTTGTGTTTTTTTCCCTTGTCATCGGTTGCAATTACATGCGTCTGGAACGCCAGAAACAAGGTGATGTCTGACCACTCTTTTAATAGTGGTGCAATCTTGTTGGTCGTTTTGTTTCCCAGTTTCAATTCCCAGTGGTCATATTCTGCATCAATTTCCGGCAGAGAGGCTTTTCGGGTGATTGCATGGCAGAGCAAAGCGACATGGATGCCTGCCTGAATGAGTCGTTCGGTGCTGTCCAAAAACCGCCCGATTTCTTCGGCTTCATACTCCCAGCCCTTGCCGTAGCCGAAGCCCTCGATGCCGTTCACGTTGTGTTTGCTGCACAGCTGTGCAATGGCAAGGCGTTCTGCCCAGTCGAAGGTATCAATGACGACCGTCTGATACTGCCGCTGTACATGAGATTCCAGCACAAATTGCAATTCCTGCTGCAACATCTCCCAGCTGGTGGGTTTCGGCAGCCGCCGAACGTTCATTTTGGAGGTGCTGCCCTCGCAGTCAATAAAGACCGCTCCCGGCAGCTGTGCCGCCAGCGAGGACTTGCCAACGCCTTCCTGTCCATAGATGACCAGCTTGATGCCGGAACCCGTCTGAATGCCGTTTGTTTCTTGAAAATCCATTTGAAATGCTCCTTTACTAATTTTTTGCGTGTGAAGAAACCTCCTTTCACTATACAGCGATTTTCGGGAAAAACTTGTACGCAAACGTACAAGTTCCAAAACAGTTTTACAGTTTCTTCACAATTTTCAGAAGTTCTGTCAATTTTGCCGCTTGATTTTTGTGCAGTTTTTCAAAAGACCCCAGCTTCCCATGTAGGCGGCTGTTTGGTTGGTTTGCTTGGTTCGGTCGGGAAAACAGAATAGCCGTCTTCGATGAGAATGCTGCATTCCTCACCGGTAGAAACGCGTGTGGCGATTGCCTGCAAGCCCTCTTGCTCCAGCCACTGCCCGAATGCCTGTAAAGTGCTGCTATCCATCTGTTCCAGCTTGTCCAGCAGGACGAACCCGCAGTCTGGATTCAGCTTGCGAACAATGGCAGTTGCCACACGCAATTGTTCCGAACCGCTCATGCTGTCCCACTGTTTGCCGTGATACTGTAACGCACCGTTTTCCACCGTCAGCCCTTCTAACGGCAGGTCAGCGGATTGCAGCAAGTCTTGCTTTTCTTGCCGGAGTGCGGAAATCTGTTTGGTCAATGCTTCGTAATCCTGCCGATAGGTCTTTGCTTCTTCTTCGGCGTGTTCCTTGTTCAGGTTGTCCCGAATTTTCATGTTGATGGCATCTATTTCCGCAATGCTCTTTTCCAGTTCAGCGGTAGATTCGTCCTGCAAATCCTGTGCGGACATCTGTGCAATCCTTGCATTCTGTTCTGCCTGTTCCAGTCGTTTTTTGGCTGCGTCATAGGCTGCCTGTGCAGCAGTGAGTTCCTGTGCATACTGAACGGCATGCTCTCGCTTTCGCTGATTTTCGCCGTTTCGTGCCAGTATCGCTTGCTGTTTTGCAAGGAGTTCTGATGCAGAAACAGGCGTATTGGGGACATTCTCCCAGCATTGCAACTCTGAAGCATATTTCTGCTTCTGGTCTGCGATTCTGCCGATGGCGGTTCTCTGGTTGTACAGGCGGCTTTCTTCTGCTTCCAGCTGTGCGAGTTGGTCGCCAATGCCAATGATTTGCAGCAGAATTGCCGCCTTTTCCTTGTCGGATGCATGCATAAACTTTGGCAAGTCCAGTGCTAACGCAGACAGGAACGAGTTTAGCAGCTGCTGTCCTGCCTTGTTCCCGTGTGGGTCGATGACTTTCAGGCTGCTGTTCTTGCCCTTTCGCTCCAAAATCAGCCCGTTGGACAACTCTACATGCAAGATGGGGTCAGTGTATGCTCCATCCCTTGCCGCAGCAGTAGGCTTGTACTTGTCGCCGCCCAGTGCCCATGCAATCGCATCCAGTACGGAGGTTTTGCCCTGGTTGTTGTTGCCGCCGATGATGGTCAAACCGTTTGCAGACGGTTCCAGCTTCACCGCCTTGATTCGCTTAACATTTTCGATTTCCAGACTGTTGATTTTCACGCTCATTTTTCGTCCTCCCGATGTAGTTGTTCGTCTTCCCACTGGCTGTTATGTCGCCGCCATGCAACCCAGACCCAGAAGAGTGCTATTGCAATGCCGCCTAAAATCATTGTTTGCATGTTCTTTTGCCTCCTCTTTTATCCTTTTTCCTGCAGTGTTCGCAAGTTAAAAGCTGCTTGTCCTCTCGCTTCCTGCCGCAACGGGTACAAAGCCCAGCGGCTCCCCATGCCGCTCTGACTGCTTTTTTCTTCGCCGACCGTTCTGCCTTCTGCTCGGGCGTTAATGCAGCGTACCGAAAACGGTTGCTTGCATTCATCGCTTCCCGGCATGCTTGGCAAGTAACAAGCCCGTCCGTTGCGGAAGCGTTACGGCATCGCACGCAAACATGGTGGGCTTTATACCAGTTGTAGCTTGCCAGCGATTCCAGGTTCTTATTTAAACGCTGTTCTGGGGTCATTTTATCACCTCGATTTTTGGGCTGTACACCTCGTCCATGCAGCAGTCCGATGCAGCCAGGAACGTGGCTTTTTTGATGTCATCATCCAGCGTTTCCGTGATGCTGATAAACGCCGCCAGCAACATCTTAGCCGCATCTGCTCTGTTGAGCCCCATTGAATGAATGCGAACATCATGTTGATTCCAGTCACCCCTTTACAACGATTTTTCCCATCTTTTTGCTTCTCCTTCCTGTTCTTATTTCGGCAAATCGGGCACACATACCACCCGACAAACTGCCACGATACATTCCATTCCAGCCCGCATTGCTGACAGGTGGCATATTTGTGTCCATCTTTGATGTAAACACGGTTCATTGCATTCGTCCCTCATACCAAGCGACAAACCGCAAAGGATACACATCAAATGCGTATTTGCTATTAGGGTTTTCGCCCTTGCGGGCTGTGCCAAAGCTGTACATCCCGCTTCGGAGCATCTCTTGTACTTTTTGCACGCTGCATCCGAGCACCTCGCCAACCAGCGACAGCGGAACGCTCCTGTGTTCTAACACTTTTGGCTTTAACTCGCTCTCCCATCGGGTCTGTATGTCCTGCTCCTTTGCCGGCACAACGCTGACTTCCATTGGTTTTTCCATGCCGTCCCCTCCTTACTTGTTCGCTGTTTCCAGCCGCTTGAATGTTGCACCAGCCATAAACGCCAGCATCAGATTGTAGTCTTCTTCGTTCATCAAAGACAAGCAATAAGCAATCAGTTCCAGTTCTTTCATAAAATCACATCCTTTCTAACAGGTTTGGTTTCCTGCTTCGGGAAATCTGGCAGCAGCAAACCAATGTGATCCGCACAGTGCTGCTTGCCATCCAGCCCCAGATACAAAGGCACACCGCTGATGTGACAGTTCACACAGCAGGGCTTTTGTTCGTCTTGATTCATGTTCTGTTCCTCCTGAAATTTGTGGATGCTGCGGAATTGCACCGCACAGCAAAGCTGCTGGTCACTCTGACCCATCCCATGAAGCGGTGATTCGCTCACCGCAAAGCGTGTTAGTATAAAGGCAAAGGTTGGAGGTAATTGCCCACGATGCTGCCACATCGTCCCCGTGTTGCCGATAGGTCAGCAGAATTTTAGTCATGTCGGAATAACTGGTTTACAGAAATATCCGAAAAGAATGTTTCCTGAATGCGGATTGCTTCATCTAGTGAAAAACGCAGGTTTCCATTCAATTTTAGTGTAAATATGTTTGCCTGCAAGTCTAAAAGTGAGTAAATATCATTTTTTGAAATCTTCCGCAGTATGATTTCAGATTCCAACACCGGATAATAGGCTGTTCCATCTCTCTTCATGTCATCACTACCTTTCAATGTTTTTATATGTTGCGTTGACGAAATATGCAAAGTGTGGTATAGTAGTATAGAATGGAGGTGAATATATATGGATTTATTAGAAAAAATTGTAGATTATTTTGGAGAACATCCAGGTTATGAATTACTGATGTCTTTTGTTGCACTTGTCTTTTCAACTATCCCTTATATATGGGGAGCATTTAAAAAACGATTTCATTTAAAAGCGACACCGATTGCTTTTAAGATTTTTTCTTTTAATGAAGACCAAGACAAAAATTTAGCAATACAAATCGCAGTTACAAATCTTTCTGAAACACCTTGCACAATTACACAAGCCTTTTTAATTGTGGGCGATGAGGAAAAATATGTTTCTTCTGTATCTGAAAACATATTTTGCGTCAAAGCAAGAGGAAAACAAACTGCGAAATATTATTCTTTAGATTTGCCACAGAATCTTCCTCCACATCAAGGAATAAGCGGATGTTTCATTATACCAGATTTCAAAATAAACACTTGCGATTTAAAAAAAGCAAAATGCACATTGAAGTTAATATGTGGAAACAAAACAAAAATGGTTCCAGTTGATTTTGAGGATCTTTATAATCCGCTGTTCTTATAGAACTGTCCCATCAATCACGGAACATATTGATGATATTGATAATAGAAAAAATTATCGCAATCAAAGCAATCAATCCAGCCATATTCTCCCCCTTTCCATTTCGTCTTTCAGTCAAGCGTTTCGGTTCTCTTCTGCCTGCTCTGGTTTAAGTTTTCCGCTGCCTGTCCTCGACTGATTCTGTTAAACATTCCATTTTCCATCATCAAAGAAATTCTGAGAACAATATGCTTTCTATTGACAAATAAAATGGAACATGATACAATAAAGTAAAGCACGCTTGAAAGTCGCTTTATTTCCCGTTTGCTCATGAAAATCAACCGGAAGTGTTCTTTTTTTATTTGGTATAGCGTGCTTTATCTCGATTGTGATTTTATTATACAACGGAATTTCGTTGATTTCGTAACACTGCACAAAGTGAGAGGTGTATATTTATGTACAATGCACAATGTACAAAAGACCGCATAAAAAATATCTGCAAAGTAAAAAAGTTAATATGGAACAAATGCTGGTAGATTGTTCTTTAGGAGTAAACGCAATTCGGCAAATAAATGATACTAAGGGAATGGCTTCCTTTAGTCTTGCTAAAATTGCTGATTACCTTGATTGTTCCGTTGATTATCTGTTGGGAAGAACGGATAGTCCAACAGTTAGTGGAAATTACATAAACGGTGACAACAATGTGCAAGCAATTCGAACCGGAAACGGAGATATGACCATTCATGCTGAAAAACAATTAAGCAAAGGAATCGACCCAACAACGGAAGAATTTATCAAAATTTTCTGTAACCTGGACTTTGATGATAAATTTGAAGTGATGCAGTTGTTAATGGAAAAGAGAAAAAAATAATAATTTTAGAGGTGTTTATTATGTTAAAAAGTGTAAAGAATGCAGTACTGTCCATGATACAGATGATACAATTTGTACAACATGTGGTGGAGAATTAGAAGAATATATTGAGCCAACATCTGATAAAAATAAAAATGCTCCTGATCCATGGATGTATATTTCAACATTTTTCATTCCGTTATTTGGAATTCTTTTGAGTTGCATATATGTACTAAAAGATGATAAAAAAAGCGGAAAAAGCTTAATATGCACTGTATTTTTCTCTCTTGTGATGTACGGATTGATTCTATTCTTGTTCGGATCCAATGCGAATTGGTGGTAAAGGATAGAACTCAATTGTATGTATCATACAAAGCTGACATATGAATGAAAAGAATCCCATCGAAGCGGTTAATGTACCTGCTCCGGTGGGATTTTTTCTTGCTTTTCATGTGAATGTATGGTACAATAAATAAAAATCTGCCTTGCATTTTTTGCAGGGCGGTACAATTAAGGAGCGATTCATGAAAAGAGCAGTGTTTTATGGTCGTTATTCCAGCGACCGACAGACAGAACAGAGCATTGAGGGGCAGCGGCGTGTCTGCGAAGAGTTTGCAAAGGCAGAGCAAATTCAAATCGTGGGCGAATACATCGACTGGGCAACCTCCGGCACTTCTACAGAGCATCGAGAGCAGTTCCAGAAAATGCTAAAAGATAGCAAGAACGGCGGCTGGGATTATGTGCTGGTTTACAAACTCGACCGATTCGCCCGTAGCCGCTATGATAGTGCCATCAGTAAGCAGCAGCTGAAAAAGAATGGCGTAAAGGTATTATCTGCGACTGAACGCATTACAGACAGTCCAGAGGGCATTTTGATTGAAGGCTTGCTGGAATCCATGGACGAATATTTCAGCCGGGAACTTTCCCGAAAATGCAAGCGTGGCATTCGGGAAAGCATTATAAAAGGGCATAATTTCGGCGGTCGGGTCCTGTATGGCTATGACCGGAAAGACAAGCGGTTTGTCATCAACGAAGAGCAGGCGGTGAATGTACGGCGGATTTTCAAAAGCTATCTTTCCGGCTGCACGATTCAATCCATTGCAGACCAGCTGAATGCAGATGGATACCGGACGAACTACGGGAACGAATTTAAACGCTATACCGTTTCCGACATCCTGCACAATGACAAATATACAGGGATACACTACATAGACGGCATCGAAGAGCCAGAAACCTGTCCGGCAATCATCTCACAGACGACATTTGAACGGGTAAAGGAAAAGTTGAATCAGTCTGCCCATCGTTCCAGAGAACACGCCACAGGGCATACTTACGCACTGTCAGGGCTGTTGCAGTGTGGTGTCTGCGGAAGATATGTCTGCGGTTCGTCTGTAGAACGAAAGTATTTCTATTATGCTTGCCGGAGCAGGGAGCATGCAGAAAACAGCGTACATATTCATGCAGACAAACTGGAGCAGGTGGTGATAGATGCCTTGCAAACCTTTTTCACAGAAGAGCAGGTTTCCACGCTCGCAGAACGACTGTACCAAATCTATACCACGGATATGGATGGAAAACCAGACCGCAGCAAACGGCTGAATGAGATTGAAAAACAGATACAAGGAACGGTGAACGCTCTGATTGCGTGTCCAAGTTCCAAGGCATTGCAAGAAAAATTGACTCAGCTGGAAGAACAAAAAGCAGAAATTGAAAAGATGCCGATTTTGCAGCCGCAGCTGAAAAAAGAGCATTTTGAAAATTATTTTCGTTGGCTTGCTCTTCGTCTGGAGCATATCGAAGACCGTCAGACGTTTTTTCACACTGTGATTCACAAAGTGCTTGTTTATCCAGAAAAAGCAGTTATCATCTTGAATATGACCGATGAAATGGCAGACCCACCAAAGAGAGAACAGGTTGAAGCGTTTATGTCTAATGTAGGGGAAGTATCTTTGTAGCCTTGCCCGAATTGTACCATCGTGAATCCAAGTCCCTCCAGATTCTGTGACATCTGCACTGCACCCCAACGGTCAAAAGAAATTTCTTTGATATGGAATTTCTGTCCCAGTTCATCGATGAAGTTTTCGATAAAGCCATAGTGGACAACATTTCCTTCAGTGGTTTTCAGATAGCCTTGCCGTTCCCAATATCATATGGAACGTGGTCACGTCTTACACGGAGTGGCAGTGTTTCTTCCGGTAACCAGAAGTAAGGCAGAATGTAGTAATGTTCATCGTCTTCTGTAGGCGGAAACACCAAAACAAATGCTGTAATATCAGTAGTGGAGGAAAGGTCAAGACCACCGTAGCAGACACGACCTGCAAGCCTCTCTTCATCAAATGATACCTTGCATTTATCCCACTTTTCCATCGGCATCCAACGTACCGCCTGTTTTACCCACTGATTTAAACGCAGTTGTCGAAAAGCATTTTCTTCACCGGGAGTTTCCTTTGCAGAATTACACGCAGCCACCACCTTATCCATGCCGATGGTCTTATCGAGTGACGGATTTGCTTTTTTCCAAACCTTCGGATCAGTCCAGTCCTCGGATTCATCAGCACCATAAATGACCGGATAGAAAGTCGGATCATGCTTTCTGCCTTCCAGAATATCCTTCGCTTTCTGGTGGATTTCATAGCAGATGCTGTTGGTATCCGTTCCGGCTGTGGTGATGAGAAAATATAGAGGCTGCATTCTCGCATCACCGGAACCTTTGGTCATAACATCAAACAGTTTTCTGTTCGGTTGTGTGTGAAGTTCATCGAACACAACTCCGTGGATGTTGAAGCCGTGTTTGGAATAAGCTTCAGCGGATAGCACCTGATAGAAACTGTTGGTCGGTGTGTATACAATTCTTTTTTGTGCAGTAAGTATCCGGACTCTTTTCATCAAAGCCGGACACATACGAACCATATCTGCGGCAACGTCAAAAACAATCGAGGCTTGCTGTCGGTCTGCGGCACAACCATAGACCTCCGCTCGCTGTTCTCCGTCACCACAAGTTAATAGCAGAGCGACGGCAGCTGCAAGCTCTGATTTGCCATTCTTCTTGGGAATTTCAATGTAAGCCGTGTTGAATTGCCGATAGCCGTTCGGTTTCAGAATGCCGAACAGGTCACGGATAATTTGTTCCTGCCAGTCCAGCAGTTCAAATTTCTTTCCAGCCCATGTGCCTTTGGTATGGCTGAGGCACTCAATAAAAGAGACGGCATAATCTGCCGCCTTTTTATTGTACTTGGAATCTTCCGCCATAAAGCGTGTCGGTTTAAATCTTGCCATTGCATCACCTCCCTCAACAAAAAAGACCTGCCAAAAAGCAAGTCTATATCATTTATTTTTATGCCCCAGTGGGCTGTTTTATAATTGAGATTCTATTCCCATTGTAACCATATTACCATACAAAAGCAAGGATAGCAAGCGGCTAAACAGACAGAAAAAACGTAGAAATTTCGCCGTTTTCTTGTGTAAGATACACCAATAGAAATTTTTCCGGTACGACCGCCAGAGCCTTTCGGCTCCGGCTTTTTTGTGTGGAATTTTGTTTGGTTTAGTTGTACTGCTTCAGCAGAATTGCAAGGGCGGTTTTAGTTTCCGCATCCGCCGGCGGTACATCCAAGCCACGGTCGAAGTTGAAAACCGTTTCAGCATTTCGCCGCAGTGTGATCTTGGAGGCTCTGCCTTCCTCGTAGCCGTAAATGGAAGGCTCCTCATAGTGTTTCACCCAGTAGTGAAATACGCTTGCTCCAACCCGAATCGTTCCTTCTGTCCACATTGTTTTTTCCTCCTGTTTTCGTTGTTTTTGCCTTTCGGCATGATGTATATTACCATAAACCAAAGGGGAAGTCAACGAAATTTCCAGCATATTCTGCACAAAGATGAAAGCAGAAAATTGTGCATGATACCAACCAAAAAAGCAAGCCCCACGTCGCCCTGTGTGGGGCATTTGTAGGAAAGGGAAAACCACTCGGAGAAAACAAAACTACGCCGGACAGGGCAACACAGCGGCTGTACGAGCCGCAGCCCCTTTCGGGGCTTTGGTCTTGGATTGTGGGTTTTGGGTTACCGCCCGGTCTGGCACTCCCATTCAAATTCGCAGGCGTTTTCGTACTCCTCATCAAAAAGGGCATCGTCATCGATTTCCTTTTCCGTAAAGTCGATGCCGTCGATTTCCTCAAAGGTCGTTCCGTTTTCCTCGGCATCTGCCTTTGCAAGGCTTTCTGCGTTTTCCTCAACCCAGTCGGTGAATTCCGCATCGTCCATTCTGTACTCCTTTTCGATCTCCAGTTCGTATTCGTATTCCGCATCCACCCAGGTGATGACCGCCTTTGTGATTTCGGTTCTTTCGTTCCAGTCCGTTCTGTTTGCCATTGCTCTTGCCTTTGCGATTCCGTATGCTACCATTGTGTTTTTCCTCCGTTTTTTTGGTTGTTTTCCCTTTCGGTAACTGTATATTACCATACCTTTCGGCGTATAGCAAGCGGCTAAATGTACAGAACATAAGGCGATATTTCCGCTGTATATTTGGTGGATCTGACACTGGATAAACTTGCTTTTCTATGGTAAAATACAGTACAATGGAAAAGGCATCTCGGAAAATTGCAGCCGCCAACCAAGCCCCGCACAGTTTGCCTGTGTGGGGCTGATTTTGACTTTGGGCAGTTTTTCGGCAAACGCTCTGAAAGCCCACACAGGGCAAACAGGGCGGTTACATGGGGAACTTTCGGTGCATTACAGACAGGATTTTCTCCTGTTCCTCTATGGAAACGCCGATGCTTTCCAGTGCCTGCCGAATGCCGCAGTCCGGGCAAATGGGCGTTTGGTTGTCCGTTCTGGAA